CTAAGCGGACTTCTCGCTGTGTTTATCAATAAAGGCCTGGAGTTCTTCGATTTTGCGATTGAGGGCAGACAGTGGTTCGCCTGAGCGGCTGCGTGCCGCGCTCTTGTTGCGCCGTTTCAGATGCTCGTTGATGAGATCGCACACGGCAGCACACCCTTTGGCCTTGGCAAGCGTGAAGGGCAGATCGCCCTCGGTACGCGCAAAGGGATCAGCGCCGTGCTCAAGCAGGTACTCAACGATTTCGGTGCGACCAGACTCACTGGCAACATGCAGTGGCGTATACCCATGCTCACCATGCTTGTTGACTTCGATACCGCCTTCAACAAGAAGCCGCACACCTTCGAGATCGCCCCAGCGCACTGCTACATGCAGGGCGTTATCGCCCAGCGCATTGACCGTCCCGATTCCGTCGAACCGGACATGCTGGAACTCCGGTGTGCCAGCCACCTTTTCCAGCAAGGCTTCAATCCTGCGATCCATTCCCCGTATCCCCAGTCAGCAAAGCCGAAAAACCGCCTCGACCAGCGCGACCTCCAGAGGAGAATACCGACAAAACGATCCCAGGGACACAAGTTTCCCGGATTCGCTCTCGCCTGCCCCCTTGAAAAAAGCCGCTACTGCGCCTCGACTGCCGGGCGCCCCACCAGACAGCCGGTCTTTTTTTGTAAACGAGCGGCATTATGCACCAGGCAGCCCGCTACCGAACGACCAATTGTCACGAAAATCTGGCAAGAAAAACGGGGCATCTCCGGCAAAACGGCGCGCAGCCTCGCTGCACGGGAAATGCGACAAATTTCGAAATAATCCGAAAGTGATGCCAAAGTACAACACTCTAACGATGGCAGCCCACAGATGTAAAACCCGGTAAACCAAGGTGAAAGTGTGGTTTTTCGGTGAACGGAGAGTGCTTGGGCTACCTGAAACTGGCTACAAGAGGAAGACTTGACAGCAATGCTTCGGGACAAAGAAAGAGGATGAGCTAGCGCATGGAGGCGGCCGGCATGGTTTCCCCTACCGACCGTTGGAGCGATGCTTACCTGCGATGCTTACCTATTTTGATAGTTCCGCATCTGGGCATTGGCGGCAAGGCCCTGCTGGAACTGCTGGTTGGTGGCATTCAGCCTTGCCATCTCGGTTCCAGCCTGCAGTGCGACATTATTCTGCGCCGTGGCATTGGCCATCTGCGCATTGCGTTCCTGCATGTCATTGCTTGCCAGCCCCTGCAAGGTGCGCAACTGATTGGCAGTGAGCTGACCATTCGGCGAACCAGCGTAGGCCCGGCTTGCTGCCGCCAGTGCCTGGCTGGCGGCACTGCCATTTGCCGGATTGGAGATACTGCCACCACTTCCCCCGCTGGGAACCGCTATCGCTGGCGCACTGGCATAGCTGGGCTGGCCCAGCGGCGTAGCGCCTGAGCCACCGGGCACGGAACTGAAAGTGCCATTGGAAGGCGCCTGCCCATTGATGGTGACAGAGCCGGAAACATTGCCACCCCAGTAATTGTTGCCATTGCGGACAACATCACGGCCTTCGCCTGGGGTCATGGACGCCTGCGTGCCCGACGCGTAGGAACCTTCCTGCCTTTGCGAACCAAGGTTGATCGTATTGGTGCCCAGACCAGGATTGCCGCCAGCAGTCGGGACGGTGCTGCCACTGCCCTGTGCAGACGATTGCAAGGGATTGACCTGAGGGCCATCGTCAAACCCAGGTCGGCCATTGCGATGGCGCGCCAACATAGCCTGCAGGACGGCAGGCGTGTGCGTGCTACGACGCATGGCATCAAGCACGTTCCAGCCAACGGTGTAGACCTGCTCGGGGGTAAGCTGATAATCCGCATGATTCCCCATGCCCGGCACCTGTCGGCCAAGACGGGAAAGTTCCTGCACGCCGAAGAAAGCCGTGGAGTCCGCCGGCATGATGAAGCTGCCTTTGCGCATATCACGCGGGATGGAATCAGAAATACCGGTACCAGGACCGCGAACAATTCCACCTTCACGCGGGCTTAGCTGATACTTATCATTTGAATATTTTTCTTGAGAAAATGACGAACTTTTTTTCAAGACGTCTACCAAACTTCGTTCACGACGCACTGAATTGCTTTCCCTAAGCTTAGAATTGAAACCGAACGCCATGCTCACCCCCTACGATCACAAAACATACAGGCACTTAGATAAATCAAACATTTACGAAGCAGATTTTTTAACCTGACCTGGCAATCCTTTTTCATTCAATTCATTAATATACTGTTTTTCGGCATTCATATATGCATCAGTCTTGTTTGCCGGAGTCATAAATAGATTTGAAGCATTACCAAACCAATTTCCTAATTTCCTCCCCTGAGACGCATTAGCCTCCGTATCAGGAATTGCATCATACGACAAAACTGGGGGAGAACTCTGAGTACCAGACTTACTCAGTGAACTGTGGTCTATTATCTTTTGATTCCCATATCTTTGCATTACCTGCTGTTTTTGGCGGTCACTCAAAACCCCCAATCTATTCCCGATATTTTCTTTCAAAGTATCAATCTCGCCATTAATCATATCTCCGTACGGCGTAAAGCGATATAACCCATATCCCAGCCCAGCCCCCGCGAGACCAGAGGCAAGAGTGGCTCCGGCCACTACTGATGCTGGCACAGTGCCTGCCAGCCCTCCTCCAATCGCCATCCCTTCTGGCACAAGAGCTTCAGATGCAAGAAACGCCGGCTTAACGCCGCTTCCAAAATCCTGAAACGCTTTACCATACTCACCACTATTGACATCATTGATACCCTTGAAATACCCGTGACCACCACGCAAAATATTTAGCCACGGATTTTCCTTTGGGCCGATGTTTTCAATACCGTCAAACATGCTGCCAATTCCATCAGAGGTATCGCCGTTACGAATCATTTGGATGCCATGAGCAAACTGTGAAGCTCCTTTTCCCTTATCAATTAGCGATTTTGCTTTCGAAAAGCCCCCTGTTCCACCGTCCCCGATCCAAGACGACGCAGCATCACTGAGGTTTGAAACTGCACTAGCGGCATCATCTGCGCTTTTCCAATACTGACCATTCTGATAGTTATTTAGCGCTTTGGCGCCAGAAGTTGCAGCCCCTAAAACCTTTGGAATTGCTCCAAATTTCTTGAACTCACTCGTTGCGTTATCCCCTAACACCCCTTTTGATGCGTCGTACATTGCGTTGGCACCGCTAACTGCATCTGAGAAGGCGGGTAACAACTCCCCATTATTCAGATCGGTCCTGGCACCCACGAGGCCGCCAACTCCTTTCAGAACGCTACCTATAGCAGGCCCTAACGAAGAAATCGCACCGGGACCATCCGCGAACCCCGGCCTCCCATCTCCATGCCGCATCGCCGCAACCGCCTGCAGCCCGATGGCATAGATCTGCTCCGGCGTGAATTCGAATTCGCCATTCGAGAGGTTCACGGGCATGCGCTGGTTGAGCTGGGTGGGCAGACCGGTGCGCGGGGTACTGCCACGCTGGCTGGAGTCGCGGCGGGGCTCACCGCCTGTCAGTGAGCGGCGCAGGGCGGTGCCGATGTTGTCGTCGTCCATCTTGGGCTGACGCCGGGTACGTGCTTGACCACCTGCTCGAAATCCGTAAGACATGAAAGGGCTCCTCTAAATAGTGCTGATTGGATATTGCGCGCAGGCTGCATGCCTGCAAAACCCCAGAGGGGTCAATAGGAATAGCTGTAGCTGGTCTGCGTGGAGGTGCTGGTACTGTCCTGCGAGTTGGCTGACCCACTGCCCGACACCCCCGCCGATACATGCATGGCCGACATTGCCCCGGCGGCGAGCTGGGCGCAGTAGGAACCCATGGCCTTGGCGGCTTCAAGGGTGACCTGGGCCTGCTGGATGGCTTTCTGGATGTTGGCCTGGTATTCGTGGATCTGCATTTCGGCGTAGGAGATGTTGGTGCGCGTCTGCATGTCGGCATACCGGCTCTGGGCTTCGGCGGCGGAGATGTCGGCGGTGGCGGTGGCTTTCCAGGCTTCGACCTTGGCCTGGAAGACCTGCACGCCGTATTGCACCTGCTGGAGCGATGCCTGCATCTCGGCTTTGTAGGCATCGAGATCGGCGAGGTATTTCTGCACCCTGGTTTTGGCGGCATCCATGCGGAGCTGGGCGGCTTTGGCACGGATATCGGCCTTGCTGGAGAGGCCCTGGATGGTGGTGGCGTACACGCGGGCCTGGGCATCAAGCAGATTGGCCTTGGCGGTTTCGCCCTGCACCTGGGCGCTATAGGCATCGAACTTGAGCTTTTCGGCGCCGATTTCCTGTGCGTAGGCATCCACTTCGGTGCGGTAGACCTGGAACTGCGTGGCGATGACATCGGCACGCACCTTGACGGCTTCCATCTGCGCACGGAAGAGGTCAACGCTGGTCTGCACGGCGCCAAGGCGGGCTTTGTAGATATCGACTTTCTGGGCGTTGAGCTGGCCGATGGCAACCTGCGCATCGATAGCCGTCTTGTAGGCCTGGAGCTTGGCGTTGGCAGCGTCTACCTTTGTTTTATAGACCTGTACGAGGTTGGCGAAAGCCTGGCTCTGGGCATTGAACAGGGATACCTGGGCGTTGAAGACATTGAGCTGGCTTTCGGCCTGATACTTGGCGACTTCGAAGAGGCGGCCCACCATGTTGCTGTAGAGGTTGGTGGTGAGCTGCTCTAGCGCGAGGCCCTGCTGCACGGCGAAGCGGATCGCATCGATCTGCCACTGCGCGGCCTGGGTGAGGATGTCGCGGTTGGTTTCGGCAGCCTTGAGGCGGCCCTGCTCGCGCACCACGTTGATCTGCTTGGCCAGCATGCCGGGGGGCATCGAGAAGCCACGCGAGGCAAAGGTATCGACAGCCTCCTGCACGGCACGGTTGGTTTCCGCCGAATCCCGCTCGCGGGCACGGGCGAAGAGCGCGTCTTCGACCGCACGCGGCATGCCGGTGGAACCGGCCATCATTTCGCGCACCTGGGCCTGCAGCGCATCGAGCATTTCGGATTGATACTGCGGCTCGGCCCAGTTGATGAAGGGTTCGGGCACGGTGAGCGCAGCCACTGGGGGCTGATCAGTGAAATCCGGAAACTCCGGGTAGACGAAATCCGGCAGCGTGATGGCGTTCAGCGTGTCCATCGTGGGCATGGTCAGATCGGGGGACGCCGGGTAGCTCAGTGCGGTGTCAACATCAGGCCGGCTTGGTGCGGTGTGCGTGCCCATGCTGGGGGCATCCGGCAGCGTGAGCGTGACGGTGGCCGGCGCATCGGGCAGCGCATCCATATCGGCGATGTCAAGATCACTGAGCAGGCTGTCAATATCGATTGCCGTGGGAACGGCGGGCATCGTCAGCGTGCTGTCGGCATAGGCGGGTGGATCACTCAGATCGAACACCGGCTCTGCTGTTGTGGCAGCTGGCAGATCTGCGGGGGCGGCAACGTCTGCCACCTGGATGGTGGCCAGCTCGTCGAGCGCAAGCTGCAATTTGCCGCTGTATTCGCTGACGGTGGAATTGATGTTGGTGACGCGTTCGCTGACAAAATCGATGGCGGTATCCAGAATGCTGCCGTCGGCAATGGCACTGCTCATGTTCAAACCCTCCGTTTGACCGGCAGGGCCGAGACCCGCAGATCATTGATGTAGCCTGCCTTGCCGGTGAGCTGCAAAGAGAAGGCGAAGTGCCGCCCGCGCAGCCCTCGGCCCAGCTGGAAGCGGCCAGTGGTAAGCGTGTCGGCAGGCTTGGCGGGCAACTGGTAGGTGTAGGCGACTTTGCTGCCGCCCTGTGTCTGGCTGACTGTCATGCTGGCGCTGCCATCAAGCTCATAGGCAAGATAGGCATCGGTGAGGTGCGCGAGCTGGCCCTGCCCCACATCCAGCAGCCCGGTGGTTAGTGTGGCGGTGATGGTTTCGTCTTCTCCGTCGAGGGCATAGACGCCGTCTTCACCGGTGGCGCAGATCACGCCATTGATCACGGCAAGCGAGGTGAAGTCGAAGGGCTCGTAGCGGCTCATGGCCCAGTTGGTGGTGTTGGCCGTCCAGGCCACGGCACGGCGCGGCTGCATGCCGCTATCGCCGGCATCCATCCAGTCGTACACAAAATCCCGCGCCGCCAGGTGCTGGCTGACGCTGCTGGTGCCGCTCGCGCCACCCCACAGCTGTTCGCGGGCGCGCAACATTCCCGTGGTGGCATCGGTCGCCTGGAATGAGTCGCCAAGGCCATGAGAGGTGCTGACGGCGGAGAAGCTGGCATCAGTCGCCAGTGCGGTGTCTGCCACCATCGACTGTGCCGCCTGCCAGGCGCTATCAGCAAGCGTGGCCTGCTCGGCCAGGGCACTCGCCATCTTCCGCTGTGCCAGCACCGCATCCACGGCCACAGCGGAATCAGTGCTCGTCTGCAGAGTGGTGCTATAGGCGATGGCGTCACTGATGACGGCGCGATCTTCATGCATCACGCGTAGTGCCGGCAACGCCTTGTCACGCACACTGCCCTGCTCTTTCACGAGATTGGCCGCCGCCAGATGGCTGGGCACGCTGCTGGCTGCAGTGGCAGTTTCGACAAACAGGCTGAGAACGGCGTCGCTAAGGCTTTCACTAGCGACGGCGGCACCGCCATCGTGAGCCACGAGCAGACCAAAGAGCAGCACACCGGCAAGGCTGGCCGCTTCTTCAGCCAGAACGATGAATCCGCCCCAGCTGCTGTCCCTGGCTGCGGCGCCATCGGTGTTGTCGTCGCGATAGGTACTACTCATTGATGACACCTATGAAATGATGGGCGGATTTGTGATCGGCCAGTGCGGAGTAGCCCCAGTGCACACGCTCGCTGCTGCCGGCCGTCTCCGATACATTGGCATAGGTGACGCTGCCAAATAAAACCCTAGAGGCGTCACGATAGAAAAGCGAACCCGATTCATCCGGTGAAGGCGTCCAGTACCAGTTCTCCGGCTTCACCGAGAGCGTCTGCTCCCGCGCCGGGAAACTCAGCTTCAGGGCACTCGATTCGGTGCTGCCGCTTTTCGTGGTCGTCGAGTATTCCTTGACGTTCGGCGTCGAGCCGCCGCCACTCTCCCAATGCTCGTTGGCTTTAGGATGCACGATGTAAGTGATGTCTGCCGGCAGTGAGAGCCACGGCCCGTTATCGGCAAAATCACTGCAACCGCCTGGACTGTAGCTCTCCATGCTGGCCCACACCGGGTTTTCATCCTTGGGGTAAGGGTCACCACTCATCACCTCAATTTCTCCAATCCACCGGAAAACAAAATCCCAGGTCCAGAAACGGTAGCTATAGGGATCCTGCACAGAGCCCAACTGCACGCTCTTGGTAACACTGCCCCCCGATGTTGATTCGCGCTTGGCATACAGCAGCGCATTGCGGCACAGGTAAGGTACGCACACTGCTAGCCCCAGACCATACCCCTTGGTGGTCGTCTCAGTAGTGGTGTGCTGGTAGTGGCGCGCCCGCGTGAGCTTTCCAATGCGATAAAAGAAGCCATCGTATGCAAAGCTTGGCGTGGTGTCGTAGCCCAGATCCTTGCCGACGATGGTCGTCACCGTCGAGGTGTTTGCGGCCATCTTGCGGTCATCAAAATCCGTGGTGTAGAAGTTGCCCATCGGCACCTTGGCCGTGGTGTAGACCGTTTCCGTCCATGAGCCCACGATCATGCAATCATCAAAATCGTTCTCCGATGTGGTGCTGGAACTGTCCGGGTCGTAGAAATACTTCACCACCTTGAGCGTATCGCCGATGTAGTAGCCGTACATGATGGTGTCGCATTTCAGGTTGCCACCCGAGCCGATCATGGGCAGAAAGTCATGCGAAACACAGCCCCCCAGTGCCGGCTCAGGAAATTTGAACTGCGGCGCGTAATCCGAGGTGGAAGGCGTCTTGTTGTAGAGCCAGCCCCGCGCAACCTGCGTGATGCTGGCCGTGTGGGTGGCGATGGGGTCAAGTTCCAGGTTGTCCCAGTAATCCACTTCGGTGCTGGTGACCTGGGTGACGGACTTGGCCCGCGCCAGCAGATCGGCGGCGCTCTTGCGTCGCCACTTGTATTTGATGGCTTCGTAGCGCGAGGCGAGCGAGGTGTCGGTGGTGGCGCTGCTGCTTGAGGAAGACCCGCCACTGCCAGAATAGGAAATGCCGCCGCTACTTGTGCTGGAGGGTGATGTGGAGGCGCTGCTGCCGGAGGCGTTCTTCGCGAGACTGGCGCCCATCAGCCTGTAGAGCGCTGCCAGGTAGGCAGTCACCACAGCGCGATCCTGCGCATCGTCGTATTGCAGGTTGGCAGGCAGGCGGCCGTTGTAATCCGCCTTGCCATAGCTGATGCGAAGCGTGTAGGCGAGGCCGTAGGCATAGCCGGTGCCGTCCTCATCGTAGTCGTAACAGGTATTGAAGGCTTCTGTGGCTTTGGCGTTGAACGACCAGCCACAGGCCGTGGAATACGCCGTGTGCGTGTAGAACTCATCGGCAGCGCACAGCTTGATGATCACGCCAGCCCGCCGCCACGCCTCGAATGCGCCTGAAATTGTGGGGAAGCTCTCGCCGCTGGGCATGGCGCCGAAGCGATCCAGAATGGCAAGGATTTCCTGATCGCCCGCTTTCTCGATGTAAGCCCGGAACGCCTTGGTGGCCGTTGCCGGCACGATGGGCAGCGGCATCGCGTACACGCCGCCAGACTTGATGCGCAGCAGCCAGGGGGCGCCAGCGGCATCAAAACCCACACCGTGGGTCTGAATGAATTTGTAGTCGAACTGAAACTGCCCATTCTGCGGTGGTACGCCGGAATAGCCCGGCAGGTGCGTGTTGCCCAACTCACGGCGGATGGCATCCATCACATTCGCAGGAATCACCATGCGCGCCTGCTCGACTGGATTGGCTTTGGGCAGGCTGGCGAGATCCTGCCGCCCGTAGCCCCCCACTATCTGCATCACCTCCGCCATCGCGCCGGAATACCAGGTCGGGCGCTGGCGCACGTACTGGGTATAGGTCACGCTGGATTCCGGCAGATTCAGCGCGGGGTCCAGCTCCTGCACCATCTCGTTGAACTTGATCACGAAGCGCTGCAGTCTCTGATCCTTCGCCGGCAGCGCCTCGTCACGCTTCGGGTAACCGGCAATCCGCCGCCGTGTCTGCGTGCTCAGGCGCAGGCCCACACCGCCATTGTCAGTCATTGAGGCAGCCGTCACCACACCGGAGAAGAGCATCGGGATGTAGCTCTTCGCCGTGGTGTCCGTCACTGCCTGCGCGGCCGCCACCGGCTGCTGCACAATGGCGCGCAACACGCCACCGATGCTCTGCACAATCACGCTGCCACCACCGGGCAGCGTGCGCACCATCTTCATCGACGGCAGCCCGCCAGCCTGCTGCAGATTGGAGAGCCGCCGCACCTGGGAGTCTACGGCAGCCAGATCCTCCTGCCCCAGCTCGCCTCCATCCGGCACAAACAGCCCGTAGGGCCGCGCGGACAACATGTGATCAACCCGCCGAGAGCGTCAGCCGATAACCGATATCGTAAGTATCGCCATCCTGAAAGGTGCGCGGCGAAGCGTATCTGGTGGCAGACAGCAAGGTGCCGGTAGTACCACCACGCACAGCGCTGGTCAGGAGCGCAGCGCCCGTCACCGTGAGCGAACCCGTGGTCGCCATCGTCACGCTGGCCACATTGCCCGTATTGTCGATCGCCGAAGTACTGCCCGCATCAGTGGGCTTCCACACCGGGCGGGTCGCCGCCGTGTAACCCTCCGTCAAGCTCACCACCTCCCCGGCCACCGAGGCAAACTGCGCAGCCGTCCACGAAGCCGTCGGCGCCGTAGAACCGGAAAACAGCGCAATATAGAAAGCCGTCGGCTTGGCCACGCTCCCCAGAGCAACATTAAGGATGTAGACCAGACCTTCGGTTACAATAAGATTTCGGGTACGCTCCCAGGCGCCGCCGTTGATGCGGTCGATATACTCACCGCTGGCCAGCACCCCAGGGCGGGGAAAGAAAATACCTTCGTCGGTCTGGTCAAAACACTCGACGGCCAGCTCGCGGGAAAGTTCGGTGCGCAGATTCATGATGGATGGGCTCCTCGGCAATTTGGGATCAATGAAGACCCGACCAGCCTAAACACCAGCGCGCCTGCCCTCAAACCCTACAGGGGCAGCACCATCCCTCCACCCGAATTGTCCGGCAGGCTACCGGGCAGTTGCGTAAGGCTGCTGGATGGGCAACACTGCACAGCAGGCGACAGCATGCAACCCGAGCAGTGCCGGGCCAGGCGCCACACTTAGCTCGCGCAGGCTCAACCTACCGACAATCAAGCCCGGAAGACCAATTTCCACCAGCCATGCTCGAACGATACCGAGTCAGCACCGAAAATCTGCTGAGAAAACTGCTTTCTGGCCATCTGGCACGCAGCACAATCAAAACCACGGCAGTATTCGGCATGCGCCTCGCCGCCCAGGCCACCACGCTGATTTTCCTGGCACGCCTGCTTGGCCCGGCTCAATTCGGCGAATTTTCTTCCATTGCCGCGTTAGCTGTATTGATGGGAACACTCTCCACACTCGGAACCCATCTGGTTCTGCTGGGTGAAACGGCCATCAAGCCGTCTAACCGAGATACGATCCTGCCCTTCGCAATTCCGACAACGCTTGTCTGCGGCACAACCCTGTTTGCCCTCTACAGCCTGTCTGTCATTCACTTTATCCAGCCAAACCTCGTGACATGGACAGTTGTCAGCGCGATTGGCATCACAGAGCTGGTCGTTCAACCGCTGATCTATCTGGCCTGCGGAGAACTTCAGGGGTTGGATCAATCACCACTATCGCAGACGCTGCTCAATATTCCCCTATTCTTTCGGGCGGGCTTGCTAGGGCTGATGACCATCGGCCAGATGGGAAACGTCCTTCAGGCTTATGCCATCAGTTACCTGATAATTTCTACACTCACGATTGTCTTCATTCAACATTGCCTACCTGCGAAATGGCCTTCTCCGCAGAACTGGAGATTGCCTAAAACCCACGAAATCCAGAAAGCGGTGGGTTACTCATTCTTATCACTCAGCAGCAGCGGTACATCGGAAGTCGACAAAACCCTATCTCCTGTCCTCATTGGCACCACCAATGCGGGGCTCTATATTATTGGTACACGCATACTCAGCGCCATGGCACTGCCGATAGGCGCACTGGCAATATCGGCCATGCCCCGCATTTTCCGAAGCCACGAAGCAAACACAGGCCTTGGCTCTCTGCAAAAACGGATGTTCATCGCCTCACTTCTCTACGGCACGGTAGTGGGCGTGGCCTTGTGGCTGTGCGCGTCCTTCTTCGTCAGGATACTGGGGCCTCATTACCAGAACCTGCCTGACACACTCTCCTGGATTGCATTTGCCTGCCCAGCACTCTGCTTTCGCTACATATCAGGAACACTTCTCGTAGGAATCAACCGGCCATGGCTACGCAGCGGCGGCGAATTCATGGGGATTGCCATCTTTATTCTGAGTGCGCCATTGCTCACCAGCATGTTGGGCTACCAGGGTTTCCTCCTCGCTCTGGTACTCAGCGAGTGGTGTATGGCAGTGGCAACCGGGCTGATATTGGCGAAATGTAAAAGCCAATCAACATCGATTTCCTGAAATAGCGTGTACGTTTCAACCCTCAGTAAAAAATGCCGCCCATGTCAGATATTTTTGTATGGTTCCCGACAATCAAGACCGGTACCGGAACAGATACCTTTACCACGCGTCTTGCGGAAGGATTGGCAGCCCGTGGCATCCGCACGGAAATCAGCTGGCTGCCGCACCGCGCAGAATACCTGCCGGGCAGCGTTCCGATTCCACCCAAGCCTCCCGAAGCCAACATCATCCATATCAATACATGGCTCCCGGCGAGGTTCATTCGCCCCTTCAAAGAAACCCCTGTAGTCGCCACCATCCATCACGGCAACTACGCGCCCGCAGCATTCCAGAGCAAGTCCATGTTGCAGAAAATCTACAACCACCTCTGGATCCGCCCTATCGAACAAAAAAACGCCAAGCGTGCAGACACGCTGACAGCAGTCAGCCAGCACGCGGCAAACACTTTCCGAACACATGTGCTCGATACCGATATCTGCGTGATACACAATGGCATCGATACCAACGAATTCTGTCCGCAACCCACATACCCAACCCCGCCGGATCATCAATTCAGACTGCTCTACATTGGCGGCTGGAAACGGATGAAAGGCATTTCAACACTTTCCCGGGTTATGCAGGAACTGCGCAGCAACTTCACCCTGTACTACACCGGACCAGAGGGAAAAACTAATGCCCAGAACGGCATGCCTGAGAATTGCGTCAATCTTGGGCGCCTCACAACTCAGGCAGAAGTCATCAATGCATACCGATCCTGTGACGCCTTTATTTTCCCCTCGCTGAGTGAAGGTTTCGGCCTCGTAGTGGTAGAAGCCATGGCCTGTGGCAAACCAGTGGTTGTCAGCAATCTGCCCAGCCTGGAAGAAATCGCAAGGAACAACATTGACGGCATAGTCTGCGACAAGGATTCCCCTCATGACTTTGCCGCTGCAATCATCCGCCTAGCCCAGTCAAAAGACCAGGCTCATGCGATGGGAAAGGAAGGCCAACTTCGCGCAGTCTCATTCTTTTCATACGAAAAAATGCTATCGAACTACATAAACACCTATTCAAAGCTATGCAAAAGTTATACAATTCAGAAAAATTTTTCAAAACCGAAAATCAATCTCGCCTAGTGAGAACAGAACTTCCGATCATTTAAATTAGTGGCTTGTGAAATATTTCATTACAACTCCATTTATAATTTTCTTCATAAAATATCTCAAGTAACTATCTAAAACAACTTTTCATCTCTGAGCGTGACTCACACACAGATACCTTGAAACTATTCGAGGGTGAGCATTGCCTGATGGTCGCTTGCCAATTGTATCAACATTTGAACACGCTAAATTCCTAAAAAGGAAGGACACGCTTTGATCTTGGTAACTGGTGGTAGTGGCTTTTACGGCGGTTTGCTCAAGGAACGTCTGCTAAAAGAAGGGCATCAGGTCATAAACGTCGACCTCTGCCCAGATGAATTCACGCATCCAAACCTGATCTCGTATAAAGGAGATATACGGGATGCCGATTTCATTGAAAAAGAGGTCTTCGCTGCCCATCCAATTACGGCAGTCTTCCACTGCGCAGCCATCCTGGCTCACGATGTAAGCGATGAAAGCTTTCTGTGGACATCTAACGTTAACGGAACGCGCGTGGTGGCTGAAGCCTCTGCGCGGCACAATGTAAAGCACCTGGTATTCACTTCCTCAAACTGTCTGTGGGGGCAAAACCTGGGGCGCGCCGTACGCGAGGACGACGAACCTTCACCCGTTGAGATCTATGGCCGATCCAAGCTCGAAGGGGAGAAAATCCTCCGAACATTCGAAGACCGATTGAACGTAGTTATCTTCCGCTGCCCGACCATTGTCGAAATGGGGCGCCTGGGTCTTCTTGCCATCCTGTTCGAATTCATCTCGGAAGGGCGTAAAACCTGGGTTGTCGGAGGGGGTGACAATCGCTACCAGTTTATCTACGCACAGGATCTTGCAACGGCCTGCATTCTGTCATTGAGTCTGGACCATTCAGATCTGTTCAATATCGGCTCCAATAACGTCAAGACGTTCAGGGAGGTGTACGAACACGTCATTTCCCATAGTGGCACAAAAGCAAGAGTTGCAAGCCTGCCACGCGGATTGACCCTTCTTGTTATGCAGATTGCTTACCGGCTAGGCTGGTCTCCACTCGGGCCATACCAGTACAAGATGATCGCCGAGAGTTTTGTTTTTGATACCTCACACCTCAGAAGTACATTGAATTGGTCGCCCACGCTGACCAACGAAGAAATGCTTCTGCGTGCCTACACGTACTATTTTGAGCACAAGGCAGAAATTGAATCTCGCACCGATGCCTCAGCCCATCGTCGCGGAGCGCGAATGGGGATAATCCGTCTCCTGAAATGGCTATCATGAATTTCCTTCGTACCTACTTTAAAAGCATTCTCATGTACGGTGTCGTGGTAAGCGGAACAGCCGCACTAGCAGAATGGTCTTCATTCGCATGGTGCGTGTATAGCATGGGAATGCAGTACGTACTGGCATCCATCCTGGCATTTATCGTGGGTACATCGGTCAACGCCATTTTGTCCAGATACCTCGCTTTCAACTCACGAGGGCGCACAGGTACTCAGGAAGTTATTTTTATCTATCTGACCAGCGCAGTGGCTTTTTTTCTCAATGTTGCCGCAATGATGTGTATTGTAGAACTGCTGCACCTGAACATCATGCTAGGAAAAATAGCCGGAACAATCATGGCCTTTTTTGCCAACTACCTGCTCCGTCAATTTTTTATTTTTAGTGCGGAGCCTCGCTGGAAGTAAACTCAATTGATTTCACTGACCTGGGAATCGACGCAGCAACCCGGTATTCACGCCCATCGGTCATCCATTTTTGTTACGCCTGATCTTCAGAAGAATGAGCGACTCCATGTTTAATCACAAATCCTCCACGACTAACCGCTCAGCTCCCGATACACTCAGTTCAACGCACAAGAGCAAAAATCGGAACGGCGACATTATTTATGCTTTAATCATATTTAATTGATTAATAATTTTTAAACATTGAGCTTCAGAAAAATTTATTTCTAAAAATGCCCAATCAAAACACCAAAGCCCACAAGGCGCTGCAGATGTGCTTTGTCCTGCTCCTTGCAGCTTGCTGGCTTGTGCAAGACACCTATACCGGTATTCACCAAGATTCCTTCCTTTATAACTTTTTGGCATTACTTCATCAGATACCAGAAAATTTTAGGCACGATCTTTTCATGGAGTTCGGTGGACAGGGAAACTATACCTTGTTCCCTACACTCTACCGTCATTTTGTGTCTGTTTTAGGGTTGCAAACGGCGGCTCTCGCCTTGACCATTGTGGCGAAGCTGGTGTACTTTGCCGGTCTGATCTGTCTGATCCGACGTCTGGTGGGGCCTTATTGGATAACGTGCCTGGCTGGCGTTATTCTAGTGTCACCGTATTATGATGGGTTTAAAGTTTTTCTTTATGCATACTCTAATCTGACGCCGCGTATTTTCGCAGAAGCCCTTTGTCTGTTTTCCTTGCGGATCCTTTGGGATCGGCACTATGGCGCCGCAGCACTACTCATTTGTTGTGCGGGCGCCCTGCATCCCCTCATGACGACAGTGGGCGGACTGCTGCTATGTCTGACCCTTGTAACAGACACGGCTTTTAGCGTGCGTATCAGGCTATCCATTGCACTAGGCGGCATAGTGGCTGGCGCAGCACTGCTTCTCTCTGTAGTGGGGATTGATGCCATACGACCTCAGCTTGATGAACGCTGGGTCAATATCATGAGCCTTACTGGCAACGCCTATCAGTTACCCGACAAATGGAACTTTGATATGGGGTGCAAACCCCTGTATTTCATGCTGATACTAGGTCTAGCGCATTATCTTCGCCTGATCGACGGCAAGAGAGTGATGTGGTGCCTTGTAGTCAGCGTTTTACTACTACTAGGGGTCTGGATTGTCGGCAGCGGGGTCCTGCGGAATGCATTCATTACGCAGTTGCAGCCATGGCGTGGATTATGGCTGCTCCAGATTGTCGGCATCATTCTGAATGTCCGGCTGCTGCTCGTTCTCTGGCAGGGAAGCGTGCCACAGCGCTGGGCGGCCACATTGCTCACCCTGGCTTTTTTCAATATTGGCTTTCTAGGACTGCACGTCACACCGTCGGCGGCACTGTTTCTCGCCATCAGCGCTTGCGTACTGTGGGCGCTGCTGTCGCGGGTGCCATCGCAATATTTTGAAACCCGCACAATGCGTTTGCTGCCATGGGTAGTCATTGCGCCGCAATGCGTAGCCTATCTGCAATCCGTGGTGGAGCTTTGGATTCTTGTCGTACCAATCCTGTTTTATGCCCTGGTACGCTGCGCCAGTGCCCGTGGCGTGATCACTGCTGCGTGTGCGCTGCTGGCGGTCGGGATGGCGCCTCTCGTGGGCGAGACGATGATGCCACTCAGTTCCATGATCTGCTTCCTGATCTGGATGGCAGCCACCGATCACAAGCATCCACTGTGGGTGCGTTCCCCGGTTAAAGCCTTTCTGCTAGTGGCTTTAGGCGTGCTATGCGCACAGGGTGTGCCTGATTTTCTGGCTCTTTTCGAGAAAGAATTCGAAAAGACCATCTTACCAGCACTTGGTGACTCAATGCAGACCACAGAGCTGATGGTGCTCGCAGCCTGTGGTGTGGCTTTTTTCTGGATTCGCCATAAATGGCAGCCACCTTACGAAAAGGTGCTCCTCCCCTTGCTGGGGCTGGCCACCTTTACCGGCGCCTTTAACTTCTGGTTGCCAACCCAGGCACAACTCTCTGCCTATAATCAGCCATGGGCTGATGCCTTGCAAAGCAGAATTCCCAAGGATGCGGTAGTACTCAGTGATCGTGGCGTGGATTGGAGCTGGTTTGTACTGCATCGCAGCTTTTACGAAAGCAACGTGCAACTTTTTGGGCCGGTTTTCTCGCGGAGAACCGCCACCGAAGGCTACCGGCGGCGCCTGTTCCTTTGCGGAATTGATGGCGATTTCTGTCTCCATGTCACTTCAGCGTTTGGCCAGGACGGTACCCACGTGCTGACAGACCCGGATATCGGCAGGATCTGCTCAGATCGCGCACTGGATTTCCTGGTGCTGCGAGGCCGTTATCGGGACAGCATCGAGGTGGTAGCGGATTCGTCTGGCCAGCCCAATTCCCTGATTGCCTGCGCCCCACTACGCAGCACAGAGCGGCTATCGAAGACCCCCTGATTTCACTGCGGAGCCTGAATTCAATTGTCTGAATGGAGTGTTTCCGCTGCACTCCATTGTTGCGGCAGAACGGCTTCTGGGAAGAATCTGTCACGTGGTACGTCGCTGCGTAGCAAGCGTAGAGAGACGCCTGCGGCTTTCTCAACATACGCCATTAGCATACTCTATCATCCTATTTTGTAGGGAGGCAAAGCGAACAATGAGCGGAAGCGAATTGCACCTTTCGCGTCTACCCAACCTGCTTCACCGCGCCAGCGTAAGGAATGCGCGTTCGGCGCAATTCGCTCATCGCTCATTGGCACCCCACATTATTGGCATGACAATCGATTCGTAGATTGCGCCGCGCCAGCGGGAATAATGGAGCGTAGCGGATTTGCGCCGACCAAGCCTCCGCCCGGAGGGCGCAAACCATCAGATAGCGAATCATTCAGTAACGGCACCGACTCATGCGACATCACCCGATTATCACAATGCCCGTCGCTACGCGGAATGGCAATCAGGCGCACACCACCCTATCCCCAAACACTACATTTTTCCCAGCAGCACCAGCGATGTCCGCAAGGCGCCGACCGCTCGTTTCCACCAGCGTCCCCACCGCCGTGCCCATCACAAAACCATTCTCCGCGAGCCACAGCGCCGTGGCCTGACCGCCCTGCGATGCATCAGTGCCAGCGATTTGCGCATCAACCAGAATGGCACTCCCAGGCACCGGAGGACGTGCCTTGCGTGGCTGCACTTCAAGCGCATCAGGCGAATTGCCCGCCAGAAAGATGACGTGATCGGCCTGCCCCACCCAGATTCCACCATCCACCGGAGCGACAAAGGTGATGCGCTGGGGCATCTGGATGAAGCCATGGCGCGCATCATGCAGGTGGTAAGCCAGCGCTTCCGAGAAGTTCAGGATGTTTCGTGTAGCCGTCAGGAGCCGCCCGCGCCAGTAGGCCAGATAGCGCCCTGTGGGCATCGGCTCCAGGTGGCGGAACTGTGCAGCGGCGCCAGAGGCAGACAACAGCGGCAGGCTGATTTGCGGGGTGGCGACAGGATAGTCTTCACCACGCGTGAATTCACCACCATTCTGGCTCGTAAAGTAAAGACGCACACGTTTGACCGTGGCATCCAAGCAAAGCGGGCAGGTTATGCCCAAGCCACCGGCTTCCTGCAGCGTCACGAAGGTGGCTTCTGAAACGGCCGATTCCGTCTCGCCACGTAGCCAGGAGAGCGCCACGCCGTAGGTGCCCGGTTCCAGGCTGCCTTCCTGCGTAACCTGCACCATCGGTGAGGGTGGCGTATCCAGCGTGAAGCGGTATGCGCTGCCACCATCAAAGGTAAAAAGTCCTTCGGGGCCGGCAACGATAACCTGACCGTTGAGCGCGATGTGGCTGACAGGATCATCGCCAATCGTGGCGAGCGTCTGGGTGGTCCAGCTCTGCGTATCCACACGTACCCAATCCCTGCCCTGCGTGGCAAAGGTGTCGCCGAACAGTTCGCTGTGCCAGAGGTTATCCAGCCGCAGACTGCTCACGCGCCGCAGGCCTGGGCGCAGGCGCGCACGGCCATCGTCGGAGATGTCGAGATTGACGGCATCGCGCACGTAGAGGCGCGGGGCATCGCCACCGATCTGCAGGGCGGCGTCATCATCTTCGGTATCAATGCCCGCGAGCGGACCAATCTGGATGTCTGTCATGATAGGGGTGCCCCTTTACGGTAAGTTTCGGCATTGCCATCCGGGCGGATGTATTGCGTCTTGAGTTTGATGTCTGGTGTGGCAACAGCCAAAGCAGTAAATCCGTTTGTGGCGGTGCGCTGTGAAGCGATCACCACGGCAGCCTGTTTCACCTTCATGCGACTGTCGAAGGCATCCAGGGTGTAGTCGCTGGTAAAGGCATCAAATCCTGTTGCCCGCACATCGCGAATCTTCAGCGAAACCCACGCCGTTCCAAAGCTCTGCGAATCCCAGCCCGTGGGAATCGTCGGCATGGGTGACCCGACATGCAGGGTCTGCCAGGTGTAACCGTCCGCAATCTCCCTGCCGCTTGCGCCCAGGCCCGCGTTATCTGTGCCAGCCGGATAGACGCGCCGGTTGAAATTCTCGATGTCCAGCGCCCCCATCCTGCCGAGGTCAATGCCCTGCCCCGCAATTGTCTGCGGCCCCGTATAGTGGATCGTTACCGTTGGCTTACCATACGTGGTGTCTGGCGTCTCCACATCATCGCCCAGCTGCTCCGCCGTCTGCGGGAATGGCCCTAGCGTCTGATACCCATGACGCGAAGGCGCATAGCCCGCAGGCTTGATGTACTGCCGGCGCAGTGTCAGCGTTGGCGTGCCTGCCGCCGTCAGCGTCCCCAGCGAACTAGCTGTCAGGAAGCGGTGGCGATTCGTCACAACAGGCGAACCCAGCTTGATGCCCGGATTCCTCGAATCCCCGCCGACATCAATGTAGTTGCCGGCCTTGCCCCATTTCAACGCCTCTGCCGGTGCCCCGTTTGGCGCCCAGATCGTCCAGGGCGACATGCGCGGATAGTTGCTCGTATCAAACTCTTGCGACTGCCCGACAGAGCTCGCCGTCAGCGTGCGAATCCACAGCGAAACCGTCACCGTGCCACATGCGAACGAACCCACCCCCGAATCAATCCGGATGCCGTTGGCCTGCATATCCGGGCTGCCCGCCGCCAACGCCGAGAATCCCGCCGCGTACACCACCTGCTGATTCAGCGCCACCGTGCCATCGAACTTCAGCGTTTCCAGGCCGCGAGGGAACACCTTCTGCGTGGCAGGCGGATCTTCCGTCGTCTTCTCCGCGCGCAGCTTCGTACCCATCAGCAGCTTATTCACGCCAGAGGGATAGATCCACTGGCGCCTGTCCTTGATCACCGTATTGCCGAAGGCCAGCGAGGAGATACCATCAAGCGCATAGCGCCGCCACTGCGTGCGCACCGCAGGCGTACCGAAGATTCTGGAATCATGCCCATAGGCGTACAACTGTGGCGTCTTGTTCTTTACTGTTGGCGATCCGTAAGTCACCGACCTGATCCCATCCGGATAGAAGATCGTCCAGTGAATCCGCAGAGACGGCGCCTCCCAGCCTAACCGGCTAAACCCGGTCGGCGCCACATAGTGCCGCCACAGCTTTACCTCCGGCCCCTTCAGTGTTGGCGGCGCGATACTCTCCACCGTCGGAATCTTCACCGTGCGCACCCGGTACGCCACCATCGGCGAGCCCATCGCCAGCGCATTCAGATTGCTGTAAATCGTGAAGCTGCGCCGCGTGTTCACCACGCTCGCCGCCCTGCCATACCCCGCCGTCACAAAGCCCGCAGGCGCCAGCACCCGCGCCGCGTTGTAGATCGTGTGGTACTTTTCAAAGCGGATCGAATCAATCCCCTCCAGGCGATATGTCCGCACCCGGTGGCTCACCATCTTCAGCGTAAGCGCCGGCGCCGCCACCCCGGCAGGCTTCACAGTCCGGGCCTTGTTCTCAACCGCAGGGGAAGGCAAGGGATGCGGACTGGTGGCAAAGGTTGCAATCGTCCGGTTGCGGTTCTCCACCGTCACATACTTCGACATCACAGGCGGATCCAACGAAGTCGAATCATCTGTCTGCGCATACTGCGTGATGAAGCGTGCCCAGTTCCAGACCTTCGACGCCCCCCAGCGATATTCCTCCCGCACATCCGGCAAAAACCCCGCAGGGCTCACCGTCTGCGTGCGCGTCCAGATCCGCGCTGAACCAAACACCCCGGCAATCCCGCGCGGATAGCAATACTGCACCTCTGGAACAATGCGCGTGCCGAACCGCAAGCCATCCCAGCCGAACGGAATGGCCGTCTGCCCGTAGCCCATCAGCGGCGTGCCAAACGCCGAAGTCTTGAACCCCTCCCCCACCTCCACATAGCGTGGCGAATCCGATACCCACGGCCCCCCCGTCGCCAGCAGGCTCACGCCCGAGGGGTACAGATTGCGGATCTCCAGCGTGGCCGACGTGTCACCACCAACATACAGCCGATTGAACCCGCCCGGCTTCAGATAGCGGGTACGCAACTCGATAGTCAGCGCCCCCGAAGCCAGCGTGGAAAACCCCGCCAGCGGCTGATACTGCCGCATCAACACCAGCGTCGGCTTGCCATAGGCCGCCGTGTTGATCGCCCCACCGCCCACATCCTGCCGCCAGCGCCAGGGATGCGGCGAGCCAAACACTGCCGATGCATCTATGCCCGCGGGCCTGGCGCGAGTCAGCCAATTCCAGACAGCAGGGCTTCCGCCCGCCGCATCAAAAATTCCAGACGGTCTGGCAACCTGCTGTACCAAACGAATGGCCGCGGCAATCGACAGATCCGGCGCCGCAATGCCATGTGCCGAAACATACTGATCAAGCGCGGAGTTTCCGTCGCCATTAACGTAGCCAGACTCGTTGTAGCCATACGCGACATAGACTTCCACGTCCACATCGAAATAGCCCATTTCAAGGTAATAATCCTCGAAATAGTTGGCGGCGTCAGTCATGGCGTGCCCGTCATTTAGGCAAAAGCGCCGGCAGCCAAGCGGGCGTGCAGTGCTACGCGGTCAGCGGACAGGCAGGTGTTGTAGAACGCAATCTCATCAATGATGGCTGTCCCAACGCTATCAGAATATGGGTCTGTCAGCACGCCACCATAGGATCTTGCTACTGTCGATAATGTGGTGGCAGACGCTACCTTTGCTACTGGCGTGCCATTGATATATAGAACGGCTGTACTGCCGTTGTAGGTAGCTGCTACATGCACCCAATCGTAAAGATTCAAATTAACAGGCGCCTGCACGTATGCCCCGGAAGCAGCGCTGGAGAAGAAACAAAGCGATGGCGCAAACCTACCATTGTCGCAGATGCGGATGCCAAAGCGGTTTATGCCTGAACTCGATGCCGAGGAGAATTCAAACAATGGAAAGTAGGAGGTTGTCGAGAACAGCTTCGCCATGCCTTCCATCGTGATATTGTTGCCCACAGGAAAGACCGACCACAGGGTAGCCGCAGGAGTGCCATATATACCGGCGCCATTATTTGACATACCTCTGTCGCTACTCGCCGAAAGCCCTCCGCGCATTGGCATCATGCTGCCACTTAAAGTCAGATAGTTCCCATTCCCGCTGGCATCTGGAATTTTCGTGGTTCCATATTCCTCATTGAATCGCCAATAGGCAACCGGATTGTCGGCCATCACTGCGGCGGCATAGCGATCAGACTCAAATGCCGTTTTGATGTTGGTCAGGTTTGTATCCATCTCGTCATGCGTGAGTGGAGTCCCCTTACCGGCCCGAGTAATTATGCTGACCATAATCCCCTCTCAGACAGATGCGCCGGCAGCCAGCCGCGCATGCAGCGCAATACGGTCTGCAGTCAGTGCTGTACTGTAAAGCGCCAGATCACTGAAATGCCCCGTCGCTGACGGGTCCCCCCAGTTATCCTTTCCCATTCCACCAACAGAACGCACGGCGGCAGTCATATAGCTGGCGGCAGCCACACTCACAGCCAGCGACCCATTCACGTAGATCATGAGATTGGCCCCATCGTACACAAGCGCCAGGTGATGCCATTCGTAGAGCGGCAGACTGAAGGGGACAACCGGCTCGACCATCGCAGCGCTGGCGCTCCACAGGCGAGCACGTGGCACATTACCGCGCCAAATCAACATGAGCCCGCTGATGGCGCTGCTCTGTGCGATTCCAATGCCGAATATCTGGGAGAAATCGGCCCCGCTTGCGTCAAATCTCGCCAGCACCTCAATGGTGAATTTCCCTGTGTCTGCAAATCCGGCTGCGCTGGACGGCATACTGAACATCCCGGAACTGCCCATGTATCGCGCTAGCCTGCCAGCCCCCAAGGCCGGGTACTGCTGGGAGGTACTTGCTGAGGTAGCATCCCGCCCGTTGCCAGATGAGTCTGCAAGAGCCGTTGTGCCATACGCCTCATTGAGCCGCCAATACGCATAAGGCACATCTGCCAGAACGGCAGCCGCGTAGTGATCTGCCACGGCAGTCTCCACCGCCGCTTTCAGGTTCGTGAAGTTCCCATCCAACTCCGCATGTGTCAGCGGAGAGCCCTTCGCGGTTCGCGTGACAATATCGACCATATCCTGCTACCCCTTGAGTTTCCCCAATGGCGTCTCACGCAGCCATTGCCCGCTTGCCGCGTGCCACTCGCAATACGCCTCAAAGAACGCCTGTTCGCCCATCTGCTGCACCTCGGCCACCATGCGCTCGCGTGCCCACTGATGCCAGTCAGCATCCTGAGGCCCGCGCTGGCGCTGCCAGATGAACAACTGGAAAGGCGGCAGCTTCGCCAGCGCCTCCCAGTCAATGGCGGGCCGCATCCAGTCTTCCGCTTTCTGCGACCACTCCTCCTCTTTAAGAGCACCCCCCATTGCGCCAAAGGCCCGAAAGCCCGGAACGCCCAGCCTCTGCGGTGCAGGTTTATCCGCCATGGCCGCTTACAGCCGGAAAATCTTGTTGGTCCCCGAATCCCAGGTGACGATGATGTCACCGCCATTCGGCGTGATCGGCAGGCCAGTGGCCGTATCAATGTAGGCAATCAGCGGGCTGGTCGATTCAGTACCCGTATCCTTGTAGATCAAAATCGCCTCGATGCTGGTGCCCGACACCGATGAAAACGTAATGTCAGCTGCATCGCATGCACCTGCCGATGCCGTCAGGCTCGACAGCGCCACCGGGCCAGCAATGCGTGCGGAGGTTGAAACGTCGGACAGATACAGGTGGGTTGATGTATTGACCGTGTAGTTGCCCGAATCAATCAGATAGACCTTGAACGTGTCACTGGTCCAGTTGACCTTTGCCGTCGCGAACAGCTCGCGAGCGTTATCGTAGAGAGTATTTGCCATGATTTGATTCCTTTCCGCATAGGTGCGCTACAGCACATCTGCCAGTTGTTTTTCTCAATTCCGAAAATGTGGCTCGTCAGTACCGCTCATACAAAATGTGGTTCGTTCTGTAGAGGGTTATCCACCCGCGTACTACGACGCATATCCGCATCGGGCGCCAGCCCGAAGTAAGCCGAGAAAGCCGCCTCCGCCTGCCCTGCCCGCTGCGCATCAAAGCTTTCGCTGTCCGGAACGCTGAAGGCCCGATGCAATGCCCAATTCACCAGATGCCGGTGATGCGCCGCATTGATTTCCGGCACATCTGTGCTGGCAGAGAGACTAGCGATTGGTAGACGGTAGCCTTCCAGATACAGCGTGCCAGCCACATCCGGCTCGGGTGCCAGACGGATGCTGTTGTCTGTCTGCATAAGCCAGCGAGGCACACCGGTTTCCTCTCGCCAACACGGGAAGTGGCAATCCAGCCATTCCACGCTGACGCTCTTCAACGGCACCCGCTTCACCCCCTCCTTGGGAAGAAAGGCCTGATACGTAATCTCGAACAGGCAGGCACTCAGCGCATACACGCTGACACCAGCATTCACCGCGATTTCACACACATCCCTGGCAGCGGATTCATGGATCAGCCGCGCACGGATGGCCGCCTCAGTCTGGGCTTCGTTAAGCCAGCCCGTTACCATTGCATCAGGCCAGAAATACGGCTCGGCACGATCCTGCGCATCGACGCGAAACTGGGCGATAAGCTGTTCGAGCGTCATACCAAACCAAACCTGTCAATCATCTGCACAACTTCCTGGCGCAGATCTTCAACACTGTGGCGGCGGTCAATAAGCCGGCCATAGTTGCGCTGCGCAAAACTCCCCAGCGCATCCTTGTCCATCGCCCGCACTTCCAGATACATCGCCTGGATCGCCAGCTGTGCCTGCTCGCGCTGCACATCTTCCTTCCGCGAAATTTCCAGAATCTCAGCGCTATCGTCGTTGCCGCGCTTTGTGACATGCCCTTTTGCAAGCTCGAACACATCCGGATGACGCAGGAATTTGTCTGCAAGGTGCGGCGGCAGCGTACGCACCTGGTTTGGCTCCCACACCAGATTCGTTCCATAAAGCCGATCCGCAAATTGCGCCCGGCGACCCGTATACCTGACTGCCTTCATGGCAACTCCTTGTTGGTGGGGAGGTGCCAGCGGCCCCTCCCCTGATGACCCGCCGCTTTTACTTCGCGCCGGTCAGCTCACCTGTGATGACGATCTCTGCACGCCCTGCTTCTGCCAACGCAGCACCCGCCAGGGTGAGGATCAGGCGGGCAGGCTTTGCCAGCGTCACCGGCCTGTTGGCCGTGGCATTGCGCAGGCGGCCTGCGGCATCCAGCGCCAGCGACGTGCCGAAGTAGTCGTCATCCTGCGGCACACGCACATCATCCACGCCATCTGCATACTTGAAACCCAGCTTCGCCGTGGTACCTGCAGTGAAAGCATCGGAGATCACCACCACGCTGTCGTCCAGGCGCAACCCTGCCGGCAGTTCCCCCATATCCACCACATCACCGATCGCCAGTGCAGTATTCGAATCCGAATTGCTAACGGCCCCCGCCGAGGTCGCCACAAAAGAAAACGTCAGGGCCGAATGATTGCCCCAGGGCGACGGCCCAAATTGGCGTGCCGTCCAGTCATTGATTCTTACTGTTGCCATGATTGGCTCCTTGAAATCTGTTCAACGAATGGGCCAGCCCTTATCGGCCAGCCCACCAGCAGGCTTACTGACGCTCGCCGATGATGGGCACAGCCGTATCCAGCGCCATGACACCGTAATCCGTAAACTGCTTGCCGGCCCCCGTATCCACCTCGAAGCGAATCTTGCTGGTGCCACGGATCGTGCCGATCAGCAGCTCCACCTTGTCCTTGTGGTCCAACTGCACTTCCGACCAGAAGAACGGGATGCCGCTCTTGTCAGAGGCTGCGAGAGCTTCGGCCACGGCCTGCCCACCAAGCAGGATGGCGCGGTCGATGGCGTACTTTGAACCGAAGGCTTCCGGCACCGTGACAGAGGACTCGCTATCGCTATCGTAAGCAGCGCAATACTTGATCGTGTCGCCAGCGTAAAAGCGGATCGGCTTGGGCATCTTGATGATCAGGATACCGTTCCACAGCCCGGCTTCACCGAGGAACAAGGGATGCTGGTTGGCCTGCGAAGCGCGTGCGATAGCCGAGGCCTGCAACTGGCGGAAGCTCGTGTCAGTGGCAAACGAGTTGTACTGGGCCGGGGACACCAGCAGCACACGCAGCGGGCTATCAGAAGCGGCCTTGTCGCCCTCGAAGATCACGGCTGGCGGCGGCAACGTCACCTGTTCCAGTGTGGTGCGTAGCGCATCGACCACATCCATCTTCAGAAGATCGGTGGTGGCCACATCCAGCGCGCCACTCCCAACGGCATCCACAAACGGACGAATGCTGTCGGCATCTGCGATGAAGTGACGGTTGCGTGTCGGCGCCTTCACGGCGTTCACCAGAATCTCATCAAAATCCACATCCGCATCGGTTGGCACCACCCAGTCGATATTGTTGTGGTAGCCACGGGCGCCTGCCATCTGCACGAACAGCGACTGGTCGATGTAACGATCCATCAGCGATTGCGCAATCGGGCGGCCCAGCGAGCGCAAATCCACCGGATTGCGGATCGAGGTCATTGCGTCCCCCAGATCAATCGGGAAACGGGCCTGATTCACGCGCAGGCGCCCCTCCGAAATGCCGATCCCGGTGCCGCGCCCCTCGGCCTGCCGGCTGCCCATGATGGGCTTGGCTCCCACCGGATTGACGAGGTGGAAACTCACCTCATCGCCCTTCTGCTTGGTCAGATCCTGGCAACGCACGATAGGCATCGTTGCCGAACTTTGCTTGCGGATCGTTGCCTCGGCGCCCGCCGTGCCCTTGGGCATCTTGCCGGTCAGCCGCGCAATCGTGCTGTTACGCTGCATGTGGGCGGCAAACAAGCCCACCGCCTGCTGGATCATATTGGTACTGTCGCCATAGGCGGCATGTGTCTTGGTAGCCATTCAGCTCTCCATTGTCATACGCATCAGATGCATTGCCAGGTGTGGCGTTTCACCACACTAGATGCGCCGGTTCAGGAAGGCCTCAATCTGCTGTGGCGACCAGCCTTTGCTCTGGATCGCATCAAGCAGATCGGGGCCACTCAAACTGGCGATTGCCACGTCATCGGCCGCCCCCGCCGCACGCCCACCCGGAATATCCGAGAGGCTTGCCGGCACGGGGGTGGCAGCACGCGCAAGCGCCGCTTTGGCTGCAGCCTGCATATCCCCAGGCCGCCCTGCCGGAGTTCTGCCAGTGTCCGTCTTGAAACGGTCGAACAGTTCGATCACCTCTGCCGTGTTACCCGCCTGCATCACATACTCACAGGCTGCACGCGCAAAAGAAGGCTGTGCCGCGACCCACTCCGCCAGCTCCCGGCTCTCCGCGATGGAATCCGCATCCGGGTGGCGGGCATAGATCTCGTCGTAATGCTCGGCCAGCGCGTCATCAGCCTCGCGCATTGCTAGGGGTGCCAGTGCCGAATCCACACGCTGCTGCAGATTCGCCGTGAGAGAAGCCACACGGGCATCCACCAGATGCTGGATGCCTGCAGCCAGCGCACGCTCGGAAAAGTCCCCGAACACCTCCGGGCTGACCCCGGCATCAATGGCTGCCTGCGCCACTGCCACCTGGTTGTCCGCCCGAGTCGGCACCACGCCGGCCGCCATGCGTGCCTCGGCATTCGCCTGCAAGGCCATCAACTGCGCCATTGCCGCTTCCGCCTGAGCACGTGACAAACGCGCCTCCTCACGTGCTTCCGCCAATCGTTCGTACGGAATCGTGTGGCGGCCATCTTTGGCCAGGATCACCGCTTCAGCGGCCTGCGCCCCCCCATCGGGCACGTTCGAACTGTCCGCCGCAGCGGACAAAAGCTCACCGATATCGCCATCCCCACCGCCTGCGGGAGTCGTGGGCTCGCTCCCCCTGTCCGGCGTGCTGGCGGTATCGCCCGTCAGCGCCGCATCGAGAAGCTGCGCTGCATGCTCTGGAGATAATGCTCCATCATCGGTGTGCTGCTGGATAAACTCGTCTTGATTCAT